TCCCAAAAATAATCAATTCAAATATTTATAAACATAACAAATAACGATATATGGATACTGATAAACTTTTAAAAGCCATTCAAATCTTAATTAAAGAGGAATTAAAAGAACAATTACCAGCTCTTATTAAGGAAACTGTGAAGGCTGAAATGAAAAAAATGTTAGCAGAAGGTAAACAACCTGCTAAACCAAAAAATACTGGACTGAGTATGGCTAAGGCTCTTTTAGTAGATGAAGAACCAATGGTTAATGAATCTGTTAAAGAAGGAACATATAGTAAAAATCCAATGATTAATCAAATCCTTAATGAAACTAGACAAGCTGTTTCAAACGATGGTGGATTTAGAACTATGAGTTTTGGACAAGGTGATATGGGTTCAATTGTGGGTAGAACTGCAATGGCTGAAAAAATGGGTTATGGTGACTTCGCTAATGGACCTCAAAAAACTGGATTGGGTGTTCAAACTGGAGTGGCTGAATTAGATAAAGCTTTTAATAGAGATTATTCAGAGCTTGTTAAAAGATTTAAGAAGTAATGGCAATTGTATTAGGTCAAAAGTTAGTTCAAGATACTAAAAAGTATCAAGATTATGCAATAGGTATAACTTTACCTATTCAAATCGGTAACACTGCTTTCAACCAATCGTTCACAACTGCTGAACAAGTTAAATCAAATATTAAAAACTTACTTCTTACTAAAAAAGGGGAAAGGGTAATGCAGCCTGAGTTTGGAAGCGGTCTTCAAGAATTACTATTTGATTTTAATGATGATACATTATCTTCAAAAATAGAAACGGCTATTGAATCTGCCCTAGAGCAATGGTTACCTTATGTTACGGCTGAACAAATAGATGTGGAGCAAACAAATGATAATAAAGATAGAAATTTGGTGAATGTATCAATAACTTTTAGTATATTAAACACACCCGATTTAAATACAGTTTCATTTGCAATAGCTCAATAATAAATAAAAAATGGCAATAACCACAACAAATAAAAATTTTAAGAATAAGGGTAAGGATATAAAATATCTTGATAGGGATTTTATTGGATTTAGAAATAATCTAGTAGAGTTTGCAAAAAATTATTTCCCTAAAACTTATTCTGATTTTAATGAATCATCGCCGGGTATGATGTTTATAGAAATGGCATCATATATTGGTGATTCTCTTTCTTATTATATTGATGATACATTAAAAGAATCTTTAATGGTTTATGCTGAAGATATTAGAAGTATTTTAGCATTATCACAATATTTGGGATACAAACCAAAAGTAACAGCCCCAGCAGTAACTACACTTAGTGTATATCAACTTGTTCCATCTAAAGGTAGTGGTGTAAATAATTTACCTGATGAAAAGTATTTTTTAAGAATAAAAGAAGGTATGTTAGCTCGTTCTACGAAAAACAACATTATATTCAGAGCTACTGATGTAGTTGATTTTTCCGAAGAAACTGGTAGAGAAATTACGGTATATCAAAGAGATGTGGTAACGGGTGAACCAACATTTTATTTAATTAAAAAATATGTACAAGCAATCTCTGCAGAAGTAAGAGAAAAGGAAGTGACATTTGATTCTTATACTCCGTTTCAAAAAATTTTATTAGATGATACTAATGTAATATCAATATATGATGTTAGAGATTCCAATAATAATAAGTGGTATGAAGTTCCGTACTTAGGACAAGAAATGGTATTTATAGACCATGCTAATACGGAAGCTAATGATCCTGATTTATATCAGTTTAAATCAACTGTACCTTATATTTTAAAAACAATTAAAACTCCAAAAAGATTTGTTGTTAAAGTAAATGAAGATAGTACAACTACAATTCAATTTGGAGCAGGTGACCCAACGGCATCTGATGAACAATTGATTCCAAACTTAAAGAATGTTGGATTGGGATTACCAAATTCAATTAGTAGATTGGAAGAATCATTTGACCCAACCAATTTCTTAAAAACAAAAACATACGGAACATCTCCAGCAAATACAACAATTACTGTAAAGTATTTAGTTGGTGGTGGGGTGAATTCAAATGTAGCTACGGGTCAATTGACTAGAATTAATAGAATCGAATTTGAAATAGATAATCAATCTCTTACAGATACTGAAAGAGCTATTTACGAAGCAACTAAAAATTCAGTAGCTATTGATAATGAAGTACCGGCAACTGGTGGTAGAGGTGGTGAGACTGTTGAAGAAATTAGACAAAATGCTTTGGCAAACTTTGGTTCTCAAAATAGAGCAGTAACCGCAAAAGATTATCAAGTTAGAGCATTATCAATGCCAACTAGATATGGTGCAATTGCAAAAGCTTTTGCCGTTGCTGATGGTACATTAGATAATAATTCACCATCATCTATATTAGCATCTCCTAATAACTTACAAGAATTTACTGACTTAGTTATGAGTTTTGTAAATAAGCCTGATAGTGAAGAACCATCTGAACAATCTATAAAAGAAGAAATAACAAAATATTTAATAGGTAAAACTTCAAATGAAAACGAAAAAAATAATCCGTTTGCAATTAATTTATATTTGTTAGGATACGATTTGTTTGGAAGATTGGCACCTGTTAATAGAGCCGTTAAAGAAAATTTAAAAACTTATATTAACGAATATAGAATTCTTACCGATGGTATTAATATGAATGATGGTTTTATAATTAACATTGGATTGGAATTTGAAATATCAACATATCAAAATTATAATAAAAGTGAAGTTTTAGGAAAGTGTATCTCAGAGTTAAAAGATTATTTCAATATTGATAATTGGACTTTTAATCAAACAATAAACTTGAGTGAAGTTGAGTTACTTATAGCAAATGTTGAGGGAGTATCATCTGTACCATATGTAAAGGTAGTAAATAAATGTGGTGGAAAATATTCACCAAATTCATATAACATTGATGCAGCTACTAAAGATAAGATTGTATATCCATCTTTAGACCCTTCAATTTTTGAAATTAAATATCCGGATTCGGACATAAAAGGTAGAGTAAGATAATGGCATACTATTTCCTAACAGCATCAAAAGATGCATCAATTTATTTACAACAACCAAATCAAAATACTGGTTTAGATGAGATATTAGAAATTAGTAAAATTTACTATGGTAATATCAAAGATATTTCTAGAGCTCTTTTAAAATTTGATGTTGGATTTTTATCTTCTTCTTTAGTGAATAATACTATTGAAATGGATGAGGCTACACTTATTTTAAAAGAAACAAAAACACAAGAAATTCCATTACAATATACATTATATGGATATCCTATATCTGGTAGTTGGGAAATGGGTATTGGTACTCGATTTGATAACATATCAACACAAGGTGTAACTTGGAATTACAGAGAAGGTGATAGTAAATTAGATTGGTTGCAAAATGGTTTAAATTTAGGAACGGATGCAAATCCAAATAATGGACAAGGTGGAACTTGGTGGACATCTCATAATACACAACAAACTTTTAATTATCAATCAGCTGATGTGGAGATGGATGCAAAAGATTTATTAAGAGCTTGGATGAGCGGTTCAATACCAAACGATGGTCTTATGTTAAAATTCGATGAATCATTAGAGAATGATACACAAGATTATGGAATTGTTAGAATTTTTAGTAAAGAAACAAACACTATATATCAGCCAAAAATTAGAATTGGATGGGATGACCAATCTTTTGTAACTGGTTCATTAACTGCATTAACTGCATCTGATTTTAAAGTTGGTATTAGTAATTTTAAAAAAGAATACAAAGTTGGTACAATTGCAAAATTAAGAGTATTTGGTAGAGAATTATATCCATTAAAAACTTTTACAAATCAATTTGGATATACTAATGTAAAATATCTTCCTCAAACAACATATTATCAAATTAAAGATTTTGCATCTAACGATATTATAATTCCATTTAGTAATTATTCTAAAATTAGTTGTGATTCTGATGGAAATTATATTAAATTAAATCTTTCTAATTGGGAAGCTGATAGAGTATATAAAATTGAATTCAAAGTTGATAATGGTAATGGAGATATTCAATATTTTGATGATGATATAACGTTTGGTATTGTAAAAAGCTAAAAATGATTAAAACTGGGTTAATAAAAACTGGATTAAGAAATGAGGAAAAAATCAATGAACTTTTGATTAGCGGTTCTTCTGCTATCAAAACTAAAAATGATTTTGGAGTCCATGTGTTTAGCGGTTCTATCGCTGATGATGGTATTATTTCTGGTCAATTAACAAAACCAAAATATAACGAAGAAGAATTATTAAAATCAATAGATACAACTATTATTGAACTTCTTCCACCAGAAGCACCATTATTAGAACCAACAATATTAGCATCGGCATATGATGAGGCAATACAAACAATTGAAGACTTAACAAATCAAATAATTGAATTAAATACAAGTGTTTTAGATTTGAGTGCTAAAGTACAAGCTTTAGAAATTGTATCTGAAAGTTTAAGAGTTGAAATGGATGCTAAAGACTTATTATTAGCTGTATCTCAAAATCAAACTCAACAAGCAACTGCAAAAGTTGAAAGTAGTGTTGTTGATTTACAAACATCAATACAAAAAGCAACAGCAGAATCAATACAAAGAGTTTCCTTAGCAGCAAGAAATACATCACTTCAGCAAGAAAATGTATTACTTAATGAGCAATTAGCAAGCGCACAATCGCAGATAATAAATTTAAATGAAACTATAAATAATTTAAACTCACAACTTAACACAAATCAAACGGCATTGATACAATCAAATAATCAGTTAGCTAAGAAAAAGAAAATTATTTGTAATGAATTATACAATCAAGGTTATCTATCTGAAGAAATTTGGGATGCCGATGAACGTTATGGTGAGTTGATGTGGAATGTTGATAGAAAATTAGTTATTGGGTATAATATGTGGGCTAAGGGTGTTGTTGAATTTATGAAAAAGAATCCAAAATATACAAAGTATATATACTTTATGGTTAAACCTTGGACTGAGCATATGGCTTATGTAGTTGGTTATTTACCAAAAGATAATAAGATTGGTAAGTTTATTCATTTCTTTGGAAAGAGATATTCTTATTATGTATATGATAAACATATGAATAAAAGAAAATCGTTAGCATGGCAATAAAAGCATTTAAAGATATTATTGATAACAAAGGATACCGAATTAATTCAAATGATAGAAAGATATTTGAAGAAGGTAAACTTGAGTCTTTTTTTGGATTTGGTGAAAAGGATGCCATTGAGTTTATTGTGTATGATTTAAACGATAATCAATTACCTCAAATAAACGATGAGTTAGTAAGATATATTCCATTGACAACACAAAATATAAGAGAATATTTTCTAATAGCAGAAGGAACTCTATTTCAAAAATACCAATTCCCAACAGAATATTTTATAGATGCTGAAAGATTATTGAGAGAGGCTGGATATGATAATGGTACATTTAAAACTCAAATCACACTTATAAATAAGAGAGTGGGTAGTGATAATGTATATGATAAATTGTGGATATCGGAAATATCACCATCTAGAACTGAAGCTAGATTATATCCATTAAAAAAAGGATTGGAAACAAATAAAGAACTTCAAGAAAGATTTAATTTGTTTATACAAAATGGAGAGTTTAGAGATGATACAATTAACCTAGCAATTAATTTTATTGAAAAAATTACACCAACTGTAATTGATAGTTTTTTAAAAACAAAATATCAAGAGAAATGGTTTAACAAAATGGTTGGTGAATTTAAAATAAAAGATTTTGATACATTTACTACAAAAATTTATGAGAAGTTTATTGAAGCTTGTGTATATGAATTAACAAATAGAGATTCAAACCCAACATCAAATACTTACGGAAAGCCAAAAGCAACAAAACCATCGGTAAAGTTGTCTGTTGATGATATAAAAAATTTATGTAAAAAAGTATTAATTAATTGTATTAATTTTTACTTAGGGTCTCCTGATGTTAAAAAACAAGCTTCATTTGATACTAAAGTAGATTCAAGTGAAGATGTAGTTGGTAGAATATTACAAAGATTAGAATCCGATATTACGATAGATACTACACCTGTTGTTTTAAATAAAGTAGAAGTTGCAAAAAAACCACTAACTGGAAAATTATTAAAATTGGATTTAGATATTAAAAAACAATTACCGGTTGAACCGCCTGTTGAAAAAGATAAACCAATTTTTGAAATGCCTGTAAAGGAAATACCAATTGAAGTTGTTACACCAGTAGATGAACCACCTTATGTAGAGCCTGAACCACCTAAATATGAACCTGTTGTAGTT